CACCGGCATTGCGATCATTGACGGAACCATGCGGCTGCAAATATCGTCCGGAACCATCGTCGCATACGGCGGCGTTGATACGTTAGTCATTGATGGCCGCAAAGCATACGCGTACGAAACGTATTGGTTATCGACTGATGCAGGTCTTGTGGACGAGTCAAGATTTATAATTGCTGTGGACGGCGTGAATTTGCGTTTTGTGGATTTCAAAATAAAAAATACGACCAGCGGCCCGGTGTACCCCGTGATAGTCAACAATGCATACGTTGTCGATGACGCAACCGGAGTTTCGGCGTCGTTGACAGACTACGCGGGTGGGCCGATCCACTACGCACCAGACCACATGATCTCCAACGTCGTGACCGTTGGTGGTGTAAATATCATAACCGGCGACATTGCCGACGTGCCGGCGCGAGTGCAAACGGGGCTGACCTCACAGGGCTACACCTCGGCGCGTGCAACGCAATTAGAGGAAATCGCGAAAATCGAGGGGCTGACGATTGCCGACCCGGTAATTATTGACAACGACGCCCAGACTCGCGTTGCCGGAACGATCAGCCAGACCGTTATTAAGGTTGGCAACGTGACAACTATACAAAGGCTGTGATGCTGGACTCCCTCGCCATCGCGCTCCGGGGTGTCGGCTATGACTCCCGCGTGATGGCGCTGCAGGGGTTTTATCCGGTCGATGCTGTTGATGTGCCGGTGGTTAACAGCGGTGGTTACGCAGACTACGGTCGCAGACGCACCAAAGAGGACGTCAGGCGTGACCGTGAGCGATTCGGGATACCGCAAGAGGCATCAAGGGTCATTGAGGCGGTAGCGGCGCGGCAGGCACTACAGACGAAGGACAAAAGGCTTGATGAGCAGCAAAGACTTGATGAATTGGTGGGGGAACTCGAACTTGCAGGACTTGAGTATGAGGGCCGGTATCTTACCCTTCTGAACGACTCACGGGAGCGGCTTATTACCCTTGAGATAGCTTCAAGGATGCGGTCGATTCAAGACGAAAACATGATTTTGTTGTTGTTGGCAGCATCGTTGTAAACGGTTACGCGCCCTGTTGACGCGGCGACATGGAGATTCAAATGTCAGAAGTAACGATACCAGTATTCACGGAAACCCCTGTAGAGGCAGTAAATACAGTCCCCGTTGAGAAGGTCGAAGAAAAGCCGGTTGTCAGCACCGATGAGACGGGAGAGGTAAAGCCAGAGGTTAAGCTTGAAGAAGGGAAAGACCCTGAAAAAGACCCGGTAAAGGACGCTGAACAGGAAGAAAAGCAGGGAAAACGTCGGTACGAGAGGCGTTTGGACAAAGCCTACAAAGCCGCTGCCGAGCAGAAGGCCCGGGCAGACTTCCTTGAAAAGCAGATGTCCGAGTCAAGGCCGGCGCCAGTGCAGGACGCCGGTGAGCCGAAGATCGAGAATTACTCGGACATTGAGGAATACGCCACCGACAAGGCGAAATACCAGTTTGAGCGCATGACGAAGGACTCCGACGCCAAGCGTCAGCAAGAAACAAATGTGAGTCAATACAACAAGTTAGTGTCATCTTGGGAAGAAAAAGTAGATAAAATCGACAAAAAATACCAAGATTGGGACGAAAAGGTTGGGGAAGTCAAACCTAACTCGCCGATGATGCACGCCATATTTGACGCCGAAAATGGGGACGACATAGCCTATTGGCTTGGGAGTAACACTAAAGAAGCCGCTAGAATCATGGCTTTACCCCCTGCGTCTCAAATACGGGAGATTGGGAAACTTGAGGCCAAACTTGCCGCTACGCCAGTTGTTTCGAGGGGCGTATCCAAGGCTCCCGCCCCGATTACCCCCCTGGGTGGGTCGAATACCGGCTCAGACAAGAAAATGTCTGACATGAACTACGACGAATTCACCAAGCGCCGTGAGAAATATATCTCAACCAGGCGTTAAAAGCTTGACTTTTTAAAAGCAGTGCGTTATAAGCAAGACAATGCCGAGGCAGGCCGTTGACGATTAACGGCCTGCCGGAATCAAAGCCGCGGGATTAGGCCCCCGCGCCACGGTCGAGCGACCGGAGAAGCGCCAAACGCTTCAAAACAAGCTCGAAAAGTAATCCGTGTAATTAAATTAGCGGCCCCGCAATGGGTGTCGCGCCTCGGCATAGGAGTTTTACAAATGGCTAACGTCCTCAAGGTAACCGACCTGGTTGCTAAGGAAGCTCTGCGAATCGCGCATGAGAAACTTCAATTTATCGGCACCGCAGATCGTCAATACGACGCAGAATTCAAAATGAACGGTCGTGGCAGTCCGCACGGCTCCAGCCTGCGCGTTAAAGACCCGAATCAATACATCCGTCGTGTTGGCAATGCGATGGTCGTTCAAGAGCAAAACGAATCCACCCAAACCATCACCGTTGCAACGCTCAATGGCGTTGACATGAATTTCACGATGCAAGAGTTGGTTCAATCCGTGGACAATGATGGCGCTTTCGATGCTCTGTCAAAAAATTACATCGCGCCAGCCGTAGCGTCTCTCTGCTCCGGTATCGAATCCGACTTCATTGCATTCGCCACAAAAGCCACCGCTAATCTGGTTGGCACCGCTGGCACTGCTCTGACTGACTTGGTTGTTCCTGGTGCAGCCCGTGCGCGACTGAATCAAGCCGCCTGCCCCAAAGACGGAATGCGCTACATCCAAGCCGACTCGGTAACGATGGGCGGAATGGTCAACGGTCTTAAGGGTCTGTTCCAAGACTCAGCCCAGATCAAGGAGCAATACAGGGAGGGCATGATGGGCCGCACGGCGATGGCCGACTGGTATGAGAATGACCGGATGTGGACGCTGCCGAACTCGGCGGACGTTGCCGGCGACATCAACGCGGGCACCTTGACCAGCGGGGTTACGAACCTGACGGTCAACGGCCTCTCGGTTGCTCCGGTCGCGGGGATGGTGTTCACCATCGGTGTTGCGGGGACGGACCCGGTTTACGCAGTCCACCCGGAAACGAAGGCTGCTCTGCCGCATCTCAAGCAGTTTGTTTGCTCGGCGGGCTGCACCATCACCAACCTCGTGTTTACCCCGGCGGTCATCTTCTCCACCACGGACCCGAAGCAGAACTGCTCCGGCGCTCTGGTGACGGGAGCCGACATCGTTTTCGCCGGGTCTGCTTCCACCAACTACGTGCAGAGTTTGATGTATCACAAAGAGGCGTATCAGTTCATTACCGCCCCTCTGCCTATCGTAGATGACGCGCATAAGTGCGTTCGTGTGGAAAAAGACGGTCTGAGCCTTCGCTGCTGGATGGGTTCCGACATTCGGGGCAACGAGTTGCTGATGCGTATCGACATTCTCTACGGGATGGCTGCTCTGCGTCCTGAATGGGCTTGCCGGATGATCGGTGTCGCTGGTTAATTGACAATTACAGACTAAAAGGAATCATCATCATGGCAACTCCTACAGACATCGAACGCATCACTTACGGTGGCCCGAGAGGGTCTCTCGCACTCGGCCTTCACCGCAACGTCATCCAGGGCGTAGGGGCAACCCGCACTCTGCTGGCCGGGGAATCCAACTCTTTGTGCATCTTTGACCGCGCTGCGGGGGTGGTCTACACCCTCCCGGCACCGGTCGAGGGCATGCAGTTCGAGTTCCGTAACACGGTCGCGATTACAGCGAGCTCCGGCAAGGTCATCACCAGTGGTGCCGCGATCTTCATACTGGGTTCGGTGATGATCGGCTCGCTGACCGTCGATGCGTCCGGTGACGTGTTCCAAGCCAACGGAACTACCCACGTTGCGATTGCGTCCTCTGGATCCACGACCGGCGGGCTGATCGGTGGCAGCTACACGCTGACCGCAATCAGTTCAACGATCTGGGTTGTCGAGGGTAGCTTAGTTGGTTCGGGTACGGTAGCGGATCCATTCGCAACCTCGTAATCTTTGCTGTCGAAACTTATGCGGGGCAAATCATCGCCCTGCATTTTTATTGGAGGCAAATAACATGAGTAATTTAGTCACCGAGGCCGGCACCCCAGTCAACATCAGTGCTTCGGCCTTGATTGCGTCTGGTAGCGGTCAAATTCTTGGTATTTTCGTAGCATCGGCATCGTCCACCCCGACCATCAAGGTTTGGGGGCAGGTCTCGGCAGTCGCCCCAGTCATCGTCAATACATTTATTCCTGTTGCTGCAACGTACTACAAAATCCCGGCTGCATTTACAAAAGGGCTGTTCGTAACGATTTCGGGAACGGTGGATTGCACTGTATTTTGGACTCCTTAAATGCTTAACCAATGAGATAAAGGAAGAATATCGTGAGTACACCTAGCACGATGATTATCAATGCGCTGATTCTAACCGGCGAAAAATCAATAGGTGGGACTTTATCTGCGGCAGAACAAACACATTGGCTTGCTCAGTTGAATTCCATGATGGAAAGCTGGTCGCTTGATAGGCTGATGTGCTTTCAGCTTCTGCAAGAGTCCAAGGCGCTGACCACCGGAACGTCCAGTTACACCATCGGCACGGGCGGCGCGTTTAATACCGACAGACCGAACAAGATCGAAGACCCGTGCTACACAATCGACAGCGGGAATATTAGGACTGGGATTGAAATCATCCCCATCGAGACTTACCGCCGACTTTCCGTTGAGTTGAGCGGAAACAGCCATCCGCGTTATCTGGCCTACGACTCTGCATTTGCGGCGGGCTTGGCCACCATCTTCCTCTATCCGGCCCCGTCTGCCGGCCTGACGCTCTATATCAATTCGTGGAAGCAGTTACAGACCTTTGCGAACATTTCAACGACGGTAGTATTACCGCCTGGTTATCAACTTGCGATTGAGACTAATTTTGCTCTCTACGCTTCGGCGGGTTTACGCGATGCTCCCGGTGATGTCGCCAGAATCGCCAGAGACTCAAAGGCCGCTATTAAGAGCCTGAATGTCCCCGACATGAATATGAGGATAGATTCAGGTGTGAATATGGTTGTCGGGCGCAGGTCTGGAAACATTCTAACTGGGGCGTGGTGATGAAATTCTGCGTTGACTGCAAACACTTTATCGGAAAGGCAAACAGCCTGACATGCGGCTCTCCGCTGAATAGCGTTCCGTCCGTTAACGAGGCTGATTACTTGGTTAGCGGTATTGAGCAACCTGTTGTGATGGCTATGCGTGGCGCCTCATGTTCTGCGCTTCGTTTACAGAGAGCGCCTGAGATTGACGCGCTTGTGTGTGGGCCTGATGGCAAATGGTTTGAGGCAAAGGAATAATTAAATGGCTGATACTGTATTCTCCAACGGAGTAACGCTAACTGATAGTGATTGGTTCAATGACACGAACCGGATTGTCTACACGATACTAGCCGATTCCGTTGACGCTGCTGCTGCTAGGGAAGCCCTTGCTGCTGCCGCCTCTGGTGCGAACGAGGACATTACTTCGCTACTTGGGCTGACTACTCCGATTGCAGTCCGCTCCCATCTTGCGGGCTGCGTGTTAAGCACGGCAGGTTCATCCGCAACCATGAGCATTGCGGCAGGTGTCGCGGTGAATAGCACAAATACAACGGCCATGGTTCTCGCTGCGAGAGCCAAGACAACTTCGGCGTGGGCTGTTGGCACCGCGCAGGGTGGTCTGGACACCGGCACGATTGCGAACAACACGTCGTATAAATTCTATGTGATCCAGCGCGTAGATACCGGCGTTGTCGATGTCATCTTCACGGTTGCCGCACTTGCAACAGGTCCTGCAATGCCCACGGGTTATACGTTGTTCCGGTATATCGGCTCACGTAGAACAAATGGTTCTGCGCAATGGGTGTCATTTTTGCA